ATTTACCCGCTGTATGACGGCGTGGGCGACATCACGATGCTCGACGGAACCGTTGACATCCTGAACAGCAACTTCCGCACGCTCCAAGAAGTGTCGGGCGTCAACACAGACACGGCAACGACGCGCACAGTTGCCTTCACCACAGACATTTTTGTATCTACAGTCGGTATATACTGGACAGCCACCGCCGTGCCTGTCGCCCTTGAGCGTTCAGACGACGGCGTGACGTGGTTCACCATCCAAACTGAGACGCCAACGGCCTCCGCAGGCCAGTGGACTTGGTTCGATCTGGAAAGCAGCGTGGCGACACCCTACTTCCGCGTCCGCGCGACGACAGGGACGCTCAGTTTCAGCCAAATATATCTGGCAAACACGCCGACCGAAATCCCGTTGGCGCGCATGAACCGCGACGACTACACGAATTTGCCAAATAAGACGTTTCAGTCGAACCGCCCGCTGCAATTTTGGTTCGATCGCCAAGTCAACAACCCAATTATGCACATGTGGCCGGTGCCAAACTTGGCCGCCACCGTCTGCCAGATCGTCTTGTGGCGTCAGCGCTACATTATGGACGTCGGCACGATGACACAGGACGTCGAAGTGCCCCAGCGCTGGCTTGAGGCGATTGTCGCCGGTTTGGCGGCCAAAATGGCGCTTGAATTGGTCGAAGTTGACGTCAATTTAATCCCAATTTTGGACCAAAAGGCGGCAATTTCACTGAATATCGCGCAAATGGAAGAGCGCGACAACAGTCCGTTCACGATCGCCCCCAACATTTCGCCGTATACGAGGTAATGTAGCGCCATGCCTGTATATCTTGACACACGCGGGAAAACCACACTGGGCATCGGCATCTGCGGCCGGTGCAGCCGCAAGTTTTCGCTCGACGACCTGTATCCAGACGCAAACTACCCCGGCTTGCGCGTCTGCAAGGACGACCTCGACGAATACGACCCGTATCGCCTGCCTGCGCGGCAGCCTGAAGTCATTGCGCTTCAGTATCCTCGGCCTGACACGCCACTGGATGGCGTATGATGCAAATTTTAACGCCTGAGCCTATCGGTCCCAGTTTTTCTGGCGTCTCGACTGTTGCCGCGCGTGTATATCACGTCCGCCCTGTGGCGGACCTGAGAGACACCACGGAAACACAAGGCGTGCTCCCCTTGTCCCGTGGCGGCACCGACGGTGGTCTGTCTCCTGCCGTCGGTGCTACCCTTTTCGGAGAGAAACTATGATTGAAGAACTTATCAGCCGCGTGTTCTACGCGCGCAACGTGGCCCACTTTGAACATTGGCGCGCCAAGGGCGATGGCAGCTTCGCAAAGCACATGTCGCTGGGCGAGTTCTACGACGACGTCATAGACGCAATCGACAAGCTCGTAGAAGCCTATCAGGGCGCGTTCAGCCTCATCGGGAACATACCCGCCCCGAAGGTGACTGAGCGTGACGTGCTGAAGCTCCTAGAGGCTGACGCGGACTGGATTGAGGAAAACCACGAAGCGGTCTGCAAGGGCAACCGCGCCGTGGGCAATCTGGTCGATGGCGTCACCGAAGTGTATCTGACAACCATCTACAAGCTACGGAATTTGAAATGAGCTTCGATGTCAACACCGTAGTCACTGTGCTGGCCTTCCTCGGCGGCCTGATAACAGTTTGGGTCAACCTCAACAACAGGCTCACCCTCATGGAAGCCCGACTTGGTTTTGGCGAAGAGCGGTTCAACGCCATAGACAAGAAATTCGACGAGGTGATGATGCACCTCCGCCGGATCGAGGACAAATTAGACAACAAAGCGGATAGGTGAAATATGAGCTTCCTGAATGATTTTGAAAGCAAGCAAGACGGCGTAAACGACACCGTCGAGTTCGTCATCCGCGTGGCCATCGTCACGCTGTCGGCCGTCATCCTCGTCGTTGTGTTGGCGCTTACCGTTGGCCTGTTCGTGTCGAACGACATCGTGGACAGCGCGGCCATCCTTGAGACGGTCAACCCAGCCTTCCAGACAATCATCGGTGCCTTCGTCGGGCTGCTTGGTGGCCTGAGCCTCAACGCCAATGCGCGTGACAAGAAGCCTGCGCCAGAACCAGAAGCGCCACTCGAACTGACACCAGAAATGCAACCAGAAGCACCCAAAGCATACGACGATCCGCAGGGCACAGTCTTTATCGACGAACCTGAAGTAGACGAAGACGACGACATGGCCCCATGGGAAAAGCACCGCCATGATCTACGCTGGGACGCTAACGGCGATGGCGTGGTTGATGAAAACGACTTCCCTGACTGGCGTAATCCGGCGGCGTAAATGGCGGGCGATCTCTCCACCGTTGAACTGATTGGCCAGCTTTGGCCCATCGTGTTGGCGTTTATTTCGCTGACCATCATCCTTGCCAAAATGGATGTGCGGCTTGGTGTTGCGGAAGAGAAAATCAAAACGCTGTTTGAACTTTGGAACAAGGATAAAGACAAGTGAGCTTGATTAACCTTCAACAGAAAATCGGAGTAACGGCAGATGGAGCATTTGGTCCGGGCACATTTAAAAAAGCTGCGGCTTTCTATAAACTATCACCTGATCGGGCTGCGCATTTCTTTGCTCAAACAGCTCATGAAAGTGGTGGCTTCAAGGCGTTTAGCGAAAACCTTAACTACGGGGCCAAAGGGCTTCGCGGCATCTTTGGTAAGTATTTCCCAACTGACGCGCTGGCTCGCGCCTACGAACGTCAGCCGCAGAAAATTGCCAATCGTGTCTACGCTAATCGCATGGGTAACGGCCCTGAAGCCAGCGGAGACGGATGGAAATACCGTGGACGCGGAGCGCTCCAGCTCACCGGCAAAGACAACTACCAAGCCTTCGCCAACTACATCGGACGCCCCGAAGTCGTAAACGACCCAGACCTTGTGGCTGGCGAACTGTGCTTTGAAAGCGCGCTGTGGTTCTTTGACAAGAACAAGCTGTGGTCGATATGCGACAAAGGTATAAACGACGCGGCAATCCTCGCGCTGACAAAGCGTATCAACGGCGGCACGCACGGCCTCGATGACCGCAAGGCAAAGACGAAGAAGTACGCAGCGTGGCTGTAAACCCAATCCTATTGTATGCCGTTGGCGGCGCGCTTATTCTCGGTGCGGCCTCTGGATACAAGGTGCGCGACTGGCAGTGCGATGCGGCATACGCAAAGGCGCTGGAGAAGGCCGAGAAGGCGCGCGTCAAAAAACAAGGAATAGTATATGATATTTCGCAAACCTACGAAACCGAACGAGATCAAGCCGATGTCGTGGCAACCGAACGTACCAACACCATACGTGAAATATATAAAACGGCTCCTGCCGTTGCTGTTGATTGCGCTGCTCCTGACGCTCTGCGCAGGGTGCTCGAAGGCAGTGTCCGTGACGCCAATGCCGCTTCCTCCGGCGAACCTAGCGTCGAAGTGTCCGACGCTTCAAGACCCTCCAGTGGTTCTAATCGACCCTGAGCGCGCGCTCTGGGAGGCTGACATAATTACGAAATATACAGATTGTAGTACAAAACATCGCTTGACAGTAAAAGCGTGGGAAGATGCCGTAAACGTAAAGTGAACGACACAGCCAGAAAGGCTCCTAATGCCAAAAGCATTGAAAATAGATGAGCAGTATTTAGACTACTGCACGGTGCACCAACGCAAGGTGCTTGAAGCCATAATTGATTACGGTAGCGCCAAAAAGGCTGATGAAGCCCTTGGCCTGTGGAAGGGCGGCGCGTCGGAGACGTACACCAACGTCAGGCGCAGGGCCGCGAAGATGGGCTACGCACCCGAATACAACTTTATGCGACCCGTGCCAGATGGCTACGTCGCCAAGGGCGTGTCCACATACTACAACAAGGACGGCAACCCCACAGGCCAGTGGGTTAAGGCGTCCCTTGACGCGGAGCGACAGCAAGAGATGTTCGCAGCCGCTGTGAACGCGCTGGCAAACACTCTGCCGCGCCTCGATCCAATCGTCGCGCCAGAGCAATTCAACGCCGACCTGCTGACGATGTACACGCTGACCGACGCGCACATAGGCATGCTGGCGTGGCACCGCGAGAACATGCAAGCCGACTGGGACTTGCAGATAGCGGAGGCGGTTATCGTCGGCTGCTTTGAGCAAATCATCAAGTCCTCGCCAGACAGCGAGATGGCCATCCTGAACCAGCTCGGCGACTTGCTGCACTACGACGGCCTTTCCGCAGTCACGCCGACCAGCGGGCACGTCCTCGACGCCGACGGCCGCTTTACCAAGATGGTCGAGGTCGCCGTGCGTGTTCTGCGCCGCATCATAACCATGTTGCTGGCCAAGCACACCAAGGTTCACGTCATCCTCGCGGAAGGCAACCACGATATGGCGTCGTCTGTGTGGCTGCGCACGATGTTCAAGGCACTCTACGAGAACGAGCCGCGCATCACCGTTGATGACAGCGCACTGCCGTATTACGCCTATGAATTTGGCGACGTCATGTTGACCTTCCATCACAGCCACTTGAAGAAGTTCAGCGCGATGCGTGAAATTATCCCCGCCATGTTCTCCGAGATATGGGGCCGCACGAAGAAGCGCTACTGCCACACAGGGAACTACCACCACACCAAAGAAGAGGAACATGCAGGCCTGAAGGTTTTCCAGCACCCGACACTGGCCGCACGAGATGCGTATGCCTCTCGCGGCGCGTGGTTCTCGGACAGGGAGGTATGTTCGATCACGTACCATAAAAAGTTCGGTCAAGGCATGCGCGTGTACGCTTGCCCTGAGATGCTGGATGCCGTATGATGAGTGCGGGTTTTCTGGTGCGCAAAACGTAAAAATCTGATATAGGGGCGCGTTATGGCTACTGCGATGACATTCACGACGTTGAAACAGGACGTGCAGCGTTACCTTGAGCGTGGCAACACGCTTGCGTCCGACCCCATTGTCTTTGAACAAATCCCGCGTCTGATTAACCTCGCCGAGCGCCGCATCGCCCGCGAGCTTAAAGTTGAGGGCTTCATCAACGTCGTGACCGGCACGCTCTCTGCGGGTCAGTCTGTCTACCCGAAGCCCGATCGCTGGCGCGACACGGTGTCGATTAACATCGGCGTAGGCGACACAGGGAACGACCGCAAAATCTTGTTCTCCCGCGTGTATGAATATCTGCGGTCATACTGGCCGAACGCCTTGGAGACGGACACGCCCATCTTCTACAGCGACTATGACTACAGCCACTGGCTCATTGCACCAACGCCAGACGCCGAATACCCATTTGAAATCCTGTATTACGAACTGCCGCCCTTGCTCGACGAGGTCGTGCAGACGAACTGGATTACTGAATACGCCCCGCAGCTTCTGCTTTACGGCACGCTGGTTGAGGCAACGCCGTTCCTGAAGAACGACGAACGCATCCCAGTTTGGCAAAGCATGTACGACCGCGCGGCGGCAATGTTGAACGGCGAAGACCTCGCCAAAATCCTAGACCGATCCGCCGTGCGTAAGGAGGCATAATGTCCACGTCATTTACCCAAGTCTTTGGTGGCACAACCATCTACCCCTCAGACGTATCATACCTCCCACTTGCGCTAACCGCCGACATCGTCCTTGAGTGGCCACTTGAGGCCACCACCGGCAACAACGTCGTCGCGCGCATTATCGACATCACACCAACTGGACCATTTATCGTTACGCTTCCTGACGCGATGTCAGTCGGCGTCGGCCAGACGATCCTGTTCAACAACCTCGGCCCAAGCACAATCACCATTAACACTGCCGGTGGCAACGCAATCCTGAGCATCGGCGCGGGTGAGCAGTGGCAGTGCTACCTCATCAGCAACACTACCGTCGGTGGTACATGGCGCACGTTCCGCTACGGCGCTGCCGTAGCCCAAGCACAAGCCGCCGCGCTGGCTGGCGCGGGTCTGATTGCCGACGGATCGGAACTCGCACAAAATTATGAAGTCATCGACTTCTCCATCACACCCTACAGCCTGACCGCGCCTGACCGCGCGCGGGTCTTCGTCTGGGGTGGTGGCCTTGGCACACTCAACTTGCCGACGGCCGTGGCCGCTGGTGACGGTTGGTTTGTGCAAGTCCGCAACGGTGGCCAAGGCGACCTGACCGTCGATCCGTCTGGCTCCGAGCTTATCAATGCGGCATCTACGCTGCGCCTACAGCCGGGCGACAGCGCCGTGATCGTAAGTGACGGCGTGCAGTGGTACACAATCGGTCTCGGCCAACAGGCGGTCTTCGCCTTCGATTACACGACCATCGCCGTCACTGGCGGCACGTACACGCTCGCTGGGTCTGAACTGAACCGTATCGCGTACAAGTTCACGGGCACGTTAACGTCCAACGTCAACATCGTTGTGCCCGCGACGGTGCAGCAATACTGGGTGAACAACGGCACGACTGGCGCGTTTACGCTCGGCGTAAAGACTGCCAGCGGCGCGGCCACCTTGGTCACACAAGGCGCAACGGCCATCCTGTACTGCGACGGCACGAACATCATCTCAGCGACCACCTCGGCGGCCTTTGCGGGCATCGTCCCCATTACGCAAGGCGGCACAGGCGCGGCCAACGCACCATCAGCTCTGACCAACCTCGGCGGCACCGGCATCGGCACGTCAGTTTTCACGGCAGCCACAACGGCTGCGGCGCGCTCCGCCATCGCGGCGGCGGCCTCTGGCGCGAACTCCGACATCACGTCAATCACTGGCCTCACAACGCCGCTAACTGTCGCGCAGGGCGGAACAGGCGCAAACAACGCCGCATCAGCTCGCTCAAACCTAAGCGCGGCGGCAAGCGGGTCGAACGCCGACATAACGGCCTTGACCAACGCGGCTGGCATTCAAGTAGGCGCGCCTACCGGCGGCGCACAGGGCGTGGGTACTGTCAACGCGACAGGTCTCTTCATCAACGGTGTGGGCGTCGGCACCGGTTCAGGTTCGGTGACCAGCGTGGCTGTCGCTGGCGGTACGACTGGCCTGACCACATCGGGCGGCCCCATTACTACCTCCGGCACAATCACGTTGGGGGGCACCCTTAGTGTCGCCAACGGCGGCACGGGCCAAACCTCGTACACCGACGGCCAGCTTCTAATTGGCAACAGCACAGGCAACACGCTGACCAAGGCGACATTGACGGCTGGCGCAAACATAACAATCACGAACAGTTCAGGCGGCATCACCATTGCGGCTGCCGCTGGCGGCACGGTATCCTCAGTGGCCGCGTCGGGTGGCACAACTGGTCTCTCCTTCACCGGTTCACCTATCACAACATCTGGCACATTGACCCTTGGTGGCACTCTTGCCGTAGCCAACGGCGGGACAGGTGGCTCCTCGCAATCCGGCGCGCGTCTCGGTATAGGCGCGGCGGCATCTGGCGCAAACAGCGACATTACATCGCTCACGGGCCTTACCTCACTCAACCAAA